GTTTTTGCGGCGAGGGTTCCAGCTTGCCCAGATTTCACTATTTTCTGCCCTGATCGTCGGCCTGAGAAGTTGTAGTGAGCGCTTAGATAAAGTCTGTCCCTCCTCAATCCACACAGTCCCAAACCCTTCCAGCGACTTTATGGACTCGGCTGTACTATCCTGCATCCCTTGAAAGATAATCACCCCATCACCGGGAGTCTCTATTCTGTCTGATAGTACACGAAACCCCTGGCTACCTAGACCAAATTGTTGAATCTGATCTTCAATTAGCCGCTTAGCTGATTCTTTCAGGGTTTTTTGAACTTCACGAACGCAGACAGAGCGCATCCCAGCATTTTTGAAATGGCGAAACACAAGTAAGCCAGCAAAAAACCAAGATTTTCCACTCCCCCTTCCCCCCCACGCTCCTTTGTACCGGCTTGGATAAAGCAGTGGTTTAAATACTCGTGCGGTGGGGATCTCCAGTTTAGACATTAGTCGATAATCTTATGGCTGACTTCAGTGATAACCTCTGACTTAACTTCCTGCTCGGACTTATCAGAGTACCCATGCTTCGTTAAAAACAGCTTTGTAATTGTCGAATTGAAAGCGCCGGTTAAACCTGAAGATGCTAAAACCTTATGCTGCATTGTTTTACATACTTCTAAGATATACTTAAATTCCTCTTTTCCCGCCTCACCAGCCCATCTATACCCAACTGTCGGCACGATGCCAATATGAAGAAAAAGCCCAACATGGGTAGGCACGACATCTCCAAGCTCTTCGTGCCTTTTTAAGTAGTCGCAACAATTGTCTATCAGCTCAGGCGTGTATTTCGTCGGCCTTCCAATTGGGTTAGCCATCCATTCCTCCTACTCCAACAATAATTCTGCATGTCGAATCAACCCATCTGCAATTCGCTTGGGTTGTGTTTCAGCGCATTCTATCAAGCAATAATGCTTCGCTTTATTATATTCCGAGGCCGCTTCTTCAGGCGTGTCGAAATACCCAAGATATATATTCTTCCCAGAAATGTTTATTTGTGCTCCATATCTTCCATGTTCAGATTTTAGATGCACTCCTACAGGAAGATTGGTAGATGATTTTTTTCCACCAAGTATGGCGTTTATCTCCCTTTCCACAAAGGCACAAGTATCTGGAGAATAAAGCTTATTGCCTGGGTAAATTATATCTTTATCAAGTACCTTCCCTTCCCAGTCCTGAGATATAACCCATTCCCTAAAAACAGAGAACACATGCCAGCTCTTATCCATAGAGCAGTGACTATAAGTAGGGCGAACTTTATGATATGCATGACTGTACACCCTCTCCAGAACATGCGCCCACATTCTGTATATAGGGCAGCACAACTTCTTACCGCCCACCAATGGATGCGTAGTGTACCAAGCATCATTGATGCCGATACCAAATACTGGATTACGTCTGGCTTTTACACTTACAGGATAGAAAGGAAAATCTTTATGTGACATAACTTACACCTAAGTTAATACACCGATAGAAGAATGTGCCAGCCTGCCGGTGTTTGCAGGATTCAGCCGCTAAGCCTAGGCACATGGCATTATACCATGCTTAGCTGTATTTCTTCCCCATCTCTTTGGCCGTTGGCTCCCAGCGCTGGAGGCCAAATTCTGCCAGGTGATTACCGTGGCCGCTTAATACTGCAAATTTAGATACCGCTTGCTCTAGTATGGCAACGCGATCCTGTAGTAGTTCTAACTCTTCAACGCTGGCCCGTGGTTTTGGCCCTGATTTTTTGCTAGTGATTGACATTCCGCCCCGCGTGTAATTTTCGTTCAGACAGTAGTAATTTCTCGTCGATGAATATCGCTGACGTTTTAATCTGAGCAGACTCAATAATATATTTCCGCATTTCCAAAAAAGAGCTGTGAGGTATTCCAGCCTGCGCCCAGATGTGAGCAAGTTCTGCCAATGCTTCGGCCCCGATGTTTATATTATCGTCCGCCAGCGCATCAATAGCGCTCTGTATCAGCCTGTCTAGTTGCTCATCGTTCAATCCATCACCTCAATCCGCCCAATCTCAATCCGCCCAATCTCTATCAACCTATCGTACACTGGTTTTTCTAATCGTAACAGTGTAGCGGCTCCCAGCTCGCAACACAAATTTACGTAGTCTGCACCTCGAGTTATTGCCATCATCGGGATTTTGTCGAATGTTACTGCGTCGATTTCCATGAATTAAACATAGTACAAAAAAACCCTCCTGAGAGGGCTTTTTGCGCACTTGTCTAGTATTTTATGCAATACAACACAAAAAAAACCCGCTAAATAAATGACGGGCATTGAGAATGGCTTAAGCGGTGGCCTTTTGGCGAAGATACCCACCGCTCATAGCGAACGCATTGCAGCGCTTTTTTAGTTATTGTTGGCTCTACACGAACGCCCGAGCCGGGGCGATTCGACACCGCTGGAGGATTCCGGCGGTTCTGGCCTCGCGCTGGCCGTCGAATGGCGGATCAGATCGGCAACTTCGTCCATGCGGTTCATCCCCACGGGTGTGGGGAACACTTACGCACTTCACTGCGGTTGGTCATTGTAACACGGTTCATCCCCACGGGTGTGGGGAACACTGTCTGTCATTTCAATGGACACTGGATTTTATCTTCAAACTTTGATTTATTTTTTTAACCATCTCGATAGCGCTGTATATACTTTCTCTGTCGGCAGGACTTATGTCGTCTATGTCCATGCCTACCAGGGTCATGCTGTCAGAAAATTGGAGCAGGGCTGTACAGTACACACAAATAGTTAAATCGCCCGGCTCAGGCGTTGAGTCTGCGTGTGACGCGCCATCGAGCGTGGCCTTGCATTGCGGGCAGGTCGGTTTATTTTCTAGCTTTGTTGAAATCATTGGAACCTCGTTATCAGTTAGGTTATTTATCCAGAATTGTAGCGCTCAGCGAGGGATAAGTTCGTGTTCGGCCGCTAAGCCTAGAGCGCAGTGGAATTATACTACGTTTTGCCCAGCTTGGCTCGCATCTTGAATAACCCCGTGCCTCATTTCACCATAAGCCGTGCCAACTGCACCATGCCGATTCAATTTTATTATGATCTCGGTAAATCCATCGCTACATGTCGTGTCCTCTTCGTACATTGACGGCCTGTAAAGACCTATCCACAAGTCGCTATCCTGCTCCACGGCACCGCTGTCTCTCGAATCGCTCGGCAATGGCCGCTTGTTTGGCCGCTGCTCAAGCTGTCTATTAAGCTGCGTAATCAGTAACACAACGCAACCAAGCTCTTTAGCCAGCCCCTTTAATCCCCGTGTGATAGCGCTATATTTTAAATCGTTTCGCTCGGCGTTCTCAGTTTTCATTAGTGTCAAATAATCCACGGCAATCAATTTTAAATTTGAGCCGTCTTTTTTTGCTAGCTTGCGGCACTGTCGAACAATGCCTGCAAGCCCTGTGTTTGGTGAGTCATCAATGTAAACCTTTGATTCTTTGACCGCCTGAACCCCAGCACTAAGCGAAGCCCAGTGGTCGTGGTTATTACTGTATAGCTCTCCAGTATTAAAATTCCCTGCACCTGAAACCATACGCTCAATCATCTGTTTATCAGACATCTCGAGACTGAACACGGCGACATCCTCGCCTCGGTCAATGCCGTAGTGGTTCACAATGGTCGTCAATAATGCCGTCTTGCCAGTCTTTGGCCGTGCGCCCACCATCACCAGAGATCCACCTGGTATCATTTTCGGCGCTAAAATATCATCGAGGGATTTAATCCCCGTTGTAGTTCCAGCGGGCGTGTTGTTTTCCATTCGCTCGTTCAGTTCAATAACCCATTCGTTGGCAATTTCTCCAGCGTGGCGCAATCCAGCCTCTTTCCCCGTTTCAGCAAAGTCACTTGCTTGACCGATCATGCCCTCGACCTGGCTTATTTTCTCCTGAATGGTTCCGGCCTTGGGATCGTTGATCAGCGTTATTGATTCGTAGAGCTTATCAACAATTTTGCGCTGTATCGCCCTGTCTCTGATTTTATGCCCATAACTTAAAACATTAGCAGCGCTCGGTGTCCGTGCGGCTAGCTGCGACAAATACTCAATCTGGACTGTCCAGCCCTTGTCGAGCTTCTCCGCCTCTTCTGAGAGTGTCACCGGATCAACAGGCTCACCAGTGTTGGCAAGGCGTTGGATTAGCGTGTAAATAATTGAGTGCGTTTCATCAATGAAAAACCCTGGTTGAATCAGTGCCAGCGCCTCAACTCCTAACTCGGTATTCATATCGCCCAATACCATCAGTCCGCCGATGAACGCCTGCTCCAGTTCAGACGGTGGTGATGGTTCCATTTCAATGTTCAAGTTTTTTAACCTCGTTGTTTAGTTGCAATAAGTGTGATTTTGTTTCGTTGTAGCTGTCTAAAAATTGCTTTTCCAGCTCGTTTATTTGCGTATAGGTCAATTTGCACAGTCGATTCCATCCGCCAATGGCCTCCACAGCCTCTAAAACGGCTATATCAGCGCTTTCAAACGGTTTGGAGTCGCCTAGCTTCTCTAATCGCCGAATAACGCCCTGCCATGCTTTTGAGGCGGCTTTGTCGGCAGGCTTGCACCATTCGATAAACTGACCAACTCCCGGCATGAAGCTGGACGTTGATTTTCTGGCCATCGCCATGCCTTTCTCGATTTCAGAAAAATTTGTTATTCCAGCCTCGTTAATAGCCGCCAACAACTGGCGGCGGTATCCCTTTGCCCATTCTTGCTCCATGCCTGGAATAGTTGACTGTCTCCAACCTGTAAAAATGCAGGTCATGTCGTTAAATATCCTGTTGATCATTTCTTTAGTTATTTCCATTTTACCAATCCGTATTGTTATCAAATATTGATTTTGTTTCGCTGTTCGTTTTATTCATCTCAATAAAATCATCGAGCTTTTCTTTGTCTCGGCAAATTAGATCCAATCGGTTGTGCTTTTTTGGCTTCCCTGGCAATCGCCCCATATAAAAATCCGTTCCTGCGCACCCGTCAATCGCTTGCTTAATATCCTCCACTGAATAACCCTCTTTTAATCTTGCTTGCACCGCCCTTTCTGCTTTTGGCGTGAACCTCTCGTTTACGTCCTTGCACATGACCTTGCACCAATAAATAAAAATTTGAAAAGAATAATC